CCCTCGATGTTCGACAGGTCGGCGGCGACGATGTGGCGTCCCGGCGGCGCCGTGACGACGCCGCGCAGTGCGGCTGATCCGTAAGCCATGAGGCTGTGACTCATCCAAACACCTCGACGTGTGCGTTGGCCTTCAACGCTTCGATGTAGGCATCGACCAGGTCAGCCTTCGGCAAGCCGCGGCTGGGCAGGTTGTGCGGCTGAAAGTTGCGCCCGCTCCAGCGCCGCGTGCGCCCCGCGCCGGCGAACTGCAGCCCACCGCGGAAGCGCCCATCCGGGCCAATCGCCGGCTGGATTCGCGCGTACTTGCTGGTGCTGTTCTTGTTCGCGGCCAGCGCGATGTCGATCAGCTCGGCCACCACGGAGCCCTCGGGCACCTGTCGGCGCACTGTGCGCAGGGTCTCGGCCTGGGTGTTCTCCAGCTCAAGGCCGTGGCGCTCGGCAAGGTAGGTGCGGAACTGCTCGCGTTGCGATGCGCGGGCCACTTGGCCGCCGGTGAGCTCGACGAAGCGGCGCGCGAGGTGCGCCTTCTCCTCGGTGGTGGAGCGCACCGCAGCGTCGACCAGCTCGCGGTCGCAGTAGAAGCCGCGGTCGTTGATCTTCTGGTCCAGGAACCACAGCTCGAGTTCGCGCGGCCCCAGGTTCCACTCCGGCATGCGCCGATCGCACTCACGCATCGCGACGATGTCGGTCTCGGCGTAGGTGCGGAACTTCGCCCACAGTTCGGGATGCGAGGTGTGGTCGTAGCGGCGGCGCTTGTGGTTGGCCGGCGCCGGCTTGCAGAAGCGCTGAATCAGCTTCTTGCCCTCGGCGATCTTCGCCTGGTCGGCACCCAGACCCAACACCTTGCCCAGCGTGTCTAGGTCGCCGGGCAGCGCATGGGCGAGGGCCTTCACCATCGTGCAGCGCCACTGGCGCGGGTCAAGAAGCCGGTCGCACTGGGCGGCGGTCAGGATACCCATGCGGAACAGGGCACGCGGGATCACGTTGCGATCGAACGCGCTGTTGTGGGCGGTCTTGAGATCGTCCTGTCGCAGCAGGGCGTCCAGCAAAAGACCCGGGATCCGCTCCCCCTCGGCCGGTGACCAGGTATGCACCGCGCCGGCTCCCAGCGCGTAGGTCACCAGCAGCAGCTCGGTGCTTGAGTGCTCGGCGTAGCGGTGCGCACCGACCACCTTGAGGTCGAGCTCGCTGAAGGTCTCGCAGTCGATGAAGAGGGTGCTCACAGGAACGCCTCGTCAGGGGAGGTCAACTCACCTTTGATGTGTGCTGAGATCCGAGATCCGATCCAACGCACCACCGGCACCGCCCATGAATTACCGAGCGCCTTGTAGCGCGGGCCGTCCGGGCACTGCTCCGCGATGGCATCTCGCACGTCGGCGGAGTGCTTGTCGGCTGGCCAGTAGCCGAGCTTCCACGGGATACGGGTGTAGTCGTCCGGGAACCCCTGCAAACGCTCGCACTCACGCGGCGTGAGTCGGCGGACCTGCATCGTGTGAGCGATCATCGGCACGCCTTGTCCGGGTTTGCCGCCTCCTGTGCTGATCGCGCCGCAGCGCGAGCCATCACCGCCCTCTAGCCGGACTTCGGCGCGGCTGTTCTCGGCGAACGCCACCGCCTGCGTCCCGCCATCCGTATCGAGCGGCCCGGTGCGGTCGTACCAGTGGTCGGGGTCTTGGCGGGCGTTGAATCCGACGGGCCGCGCAGGCTGCACAAGGAACGTTTCCGTCTCGAAGTCCATCCGGCCGCTGGCGCTGGCGCATGCGTTGCGAGCTGTGGCCACGTCGATCGGGCCGGCGGTGTTGTTGCCTCCGTAGGCTACTGGAATGAGTTGGCCTGCGGCGCCTTCGTCGGCGCCGAAGCGCCATCCGCCGCCCGGCGAAGTGCCTCCAAGAGTGCCGACGGCAACGCCCGACCCCTCACCTCGGCGCGGCGCAGAATCCCGGCGCACGCCTTCCCACTCAAAAAGTACCGTTGCGGGATCGAACCCGTCTCGAGCACTTGCGACAACGAACACACGGCGGCGTCGTTGGGCCAGTCCGAAGTATTGGGCATCAAGAATCCGCCACGCGACTGCTCTTTGGGGTCCAAGCACATAACCTGCGTTCGGCCACCGCTTCCCTGTCGGGACCAGCGGTTCGTCTTCGCCGGCAAGGCCAGCAAGTAGGCAGCCGAAGGCGTTCGTTTTGTCGGAGAGGAGTCCCGGGACGTTCTCGTAGAGGACAACGACGGGAGGCTTTCCAGCTCGAGTTCGCACACCGTCTGCATGGTTGATCAGTTCCGCATAGGTCAGGGTGAGGTTGCCGCGATCGTCGTGAAGTCCGGCGCGCAGGCCGGCGACGGAGAAGGCCTGGCACGGCGGGCCGCCCACGACGGCATCGGCCTCGAGGAAAACCTCATCGGGCCACCAGGGGTAGTCGTTCATGTCGCCGAAGTTCGGCACGCCGGGGTAGTGATGGGCCAGCACCGCCGACGGGAAAGGCTCGATCTCGCTGAACGCGACCGCCGACCAACCCAGAGGGTGGAACGCGACGCTGGCGGCCTCGATGCCGCTGCACACGGAAATGAATTTCACGCCCCCACCCCCAGCGTCGCCACAACCAACCCACCGAAGCCCTTCTTGGCCATCTCGCGCCGTAGCCGGTTCGCCCGCTGGCGCGCTGCGGAGTCCGGCCGCACCGCATCCTCGCGATCGGCCATCGACCAAGCCAGCACCGGGTAGGGCGGACCCTGCCGGTCGCGCGCCCATCGCGCCACATAGACGCCCTCGGCTTCGCGCGCCAGGGTGATGAAGGGGCGCGCGTTGCGGGTGGTCAGGCCCAGCAGCGTGGCGGCTGAGTGGAAGCTGTGCTGCTCGCCGCGGCGCAGGGCCGCCAGCAGGATCGTCAGGTTCGGGGATTCGGATCGGGGTCGCATTGTCGTTGTCTCGTCGGTTCCACACGGCTGCGCTCGGTCCCGGCAGCACACCGGCTGACGGGATCCCCGCACGGGATTTGAGGGTGCGGCCTCTCTATCCAAGCGCATGCGTGTGGATGCCCGGAACTTCTTCTGCGCCCCGGGCGGCGCACACGAAGGGGAGATGGGCTCCCCTTCTGATCGGGCAAAAGCCGTCTCGGGTGCCTCCTGTTGCTCCGGCTCCTTGTAGTCGAGCAACTCGCACACGGCGCGCACGACACGATCGACAGCCGCGACCTGAATCGACGCCTCGTGCTGCCAGAGATCAAGAGCGTCGTCAAAATCCCCAGCCTTCGCAGGCTCAACACCGGGGTCGATACCCTTGAGCTTGAAATCAGAGGTGAGGCGGAACGACATGTCGCCGCCGAGCAGCTCGATCTCCTCGATCAGGCCGCCGCCGCGCACTGCTTCCTGGATGCCGTCGTTTGCCTCGATCAGATCGGCCGACAGGTCAAAGAGGAAGCGGCGGCCGTCCGACGAGCGGAGCTTGCACTTGCTGCCGACTTCGAAGTCGCCGAAAGGCTGGTCTTCGTAGTCATGCGCCAGGTAGCTCGACAGGCGCGTGGTCAGGCTGGCCTTGGCTTCTGACACGTAGATCGTGGTGGCCTTGAGCGAGCCCATCACTTTGACCAGCTCGCCGGTGATGGTGTCGGCCAGCTTTTTCGAGGTGGTCGGCACGATCAGCAGGTTGCTGGTCGGCACGAAATAGCACTGCACGACCTTGGTGCGGGTCAGCGCGCGGGTCAGGAGGTCGTGGAACGTGTACTCCCGGATCTCCTGGCGGCGCTTCTTGCCCAGCCGAAAGCCGCACTCCTCTTCTTCGGCGGTGATGCGTTTCTTGGCCTCGGCCGATGTGACACTGGCCGGCACGATCTTCTCGTCGTAGCGAACGGCGAAGGCATAGCCACCTTCGAACGACACCGCAAGGGCTCCTGTGACTTCGACAGGTGGCACGAAGCCTGCGCCGGCGAAATCGGTGGCACCCAGCTCGACGAAGGGCTTGGCCGACAAGTGCTCCTCGAGGGCGTTGATGCTCTGAGGCAGATGCGCCTGATAGACGGACGCGGATTTGATCAGTTTCACAGTGCTGTGCTCCTCAGATTCTCAGCGCGTCACGCTGCACTTCGTCCAGATCCTTGATCCAGGCCGGGGGCTTGCCTTTACCGGTCCAGGTCTTGCCAGTGGCCGGATCCTTGTACTTCGGCGGCAGGGCCTTGCGGACCTTGCCAAACAACTCGGCCGACGAGATGTTGAACTCTACGATGTAGCGCTTCACGTTCTCGATCGTCTCGGCGCGCAGCCCAGCGATTTCCTCCTCGAGTTGGGAGCGGGCGGCCAGCAGCTCGGCGAGGTTCAGCGGCGCCTCGTCGGGGCGAGTCGGGGGCACTTCGTGGATCATGTCGTCCATGGGTGTTTTCCTTGAAAGAAGGGGAGGCGGACTCCCCTTCTGGTCAATTAGTTGAACGCGCCGGCCAGCTCTTCGTCGTCCTCGAAGAGGTTGGCGTCGAAGCCACCGGACGCCAGCGCCTCGCCTTCCTCGACGAGCTGGATACCGGAGAACGAGAACGCGACGCCCTTGTTCTGCGGCTGATCGAAGCCGTAGCAGCGCATCTGCACGCGCACCCAGTCGCCCGCCTTGATGTCGGACTCGGTCAGCACCTTCCAGCCGCCGGCGAACTCGTCCTTCTCGTTGCCGAGCACCTGGGGCTTTTGCTTGCTGGAGAGGTTGATCCAGTAGCAGCCGACCAGCTCAGGCTTGCGGCCCTTGGCGGGGTCCAGCGGGTCGAGCAGCGCGGCCTCGTCGGTGTCGCCGTCGCGCAGACCCTTGGCCCACTTCGGCGGAACCTTGCCCTGGCCGAACTTCTCGAGGGCGGCGGCTTGCATCGCCTTCTTCAGCGTCTCGACCGTCTCGACTTCGGTCTTGGGGATGATCAGGGCGGTGCTGTATTGGGTCACCGGCTGGCCGCTGGTGCTGTCGACGACGACGTTGCCTTTCTCGTCTTTCTTCGGCTGCGGCTTGAACAGGNNACGGCGGATTTCACTTTCACACTCAGATCTTTGATGGCCATGATGGCTCCTGCTGTCAGTCGTCAAATGCGGCCAGCGTAGCTTCGGCGCTGTGCCATTCAGCCCGGGGGTCCGACTCGGGCACGAGGGTGGGCTTGCCCTCGGCCTTCTGGGCGAGCTCGAAGACGCGATGCTTCTTGCCCACCAGCTTCTCAGCATCGGTGATGCCGAGCAGTTTCTTGGTCCAGATGTCGTCGTCGTTGAAGCCGTCCTGCTTCAGCACCTCGGCGACGCGCGCCTCATCCGTCCACCTGCGATTCGAGCGGCCGGCGACCAGCTTGTAGCCGGGGATCTTGCCGCCGTGGTCCCGCGCCTGGACGTAGGCGAAGTCTTGGATGTTCTTCGCCCAGTTGATGATCCGGTCGAGCTTCGGCAGTAGTGCAGCGATCTGCTCGAAGCTCAACAGGCCCGGGATCGCGTCGTGCTCTTCGAAGGTCGAGACCGCCTCGCGCGCCCGCTCCGGACAGGTCGCCCTCACCTTGCAGAACGTGCAGTGGTCGCCCGCGCGGAGAGTTGCGCTCCCCTTGTAGGCGTCGTGCGCGATCGGCTTGATGTCCTCGAGCCAGACAAGCAGCTCTTCGGCGCTGATTTCCCACCGGTCGAAGTGCGCGATCCGGGGCTGCACGATGCAAAGCTCGATCGACTGGATCTCGACGATGCAGTCCAGCAGATCCAGCACGCCGGCGCCGTAGAGCTTCAGCTGCGGGTTGTCCGCAGCGAAGACCTTGATGCCCTGGCCGCCCTTCAGATCGACCATGTAGGCCTTCTTCGCGCGGGGGAACACCAGCACCAGGTCGGCCGTGCCGAAGCCACCCGGCACCCAGCGGCTGAAGTCGAGGCGCTCCTCGATCCAGATCAGCGGCTCCTCGTCGTGCTCGGCGAGGATGCCCTCTGCGAAGTTGCGGTAGGCGGCGACTGCGGCGTACATCTCGGCGTCGTACTTGTCCGACTCGAGGACGACCTTCTCCCCGAGGAGTCGGTTGCGCAGCGCGAGCTCGCCCAGCTCGTGGCAGGTGGTGCCCCACTCGGCGTAGCTGCTCGACGTGTCGGGCATGTCGCGCGTCAAGGCCACCGAGCCGGGGCAGTTGAGCCACCGGTCGGCACCCGACGCGGACAAGACCGCATGTGCGCGCTCGCCGTGATCAGGCGTGGCGTGCTCGGTCATCAGCCGAACTCCGCATCCGTGGTGGCGCCGGCCTCGAGGGCATCGAGGGCAGCCCAGAATGCGACGCGCTGGGCATCGTCCATACCTGAGATGTTGCCGGCTGCCGGGTTGATCTTCTTGATCAGGCCGGTCACGGCTTCCTTGCCGAACTTCTGTGCCAGCTTCGGGGCACGCAGCTGCAGTTGCTCGACGGTCGGCGCGTTGGCGGCAGGGGCAGGGGCTGCAGGCACCGGTTCCGGCTGTGCCGCAACCACAGCCTCCTTGGTTTTCACCTCTTCCGTCGGCACGGGGGCGGCGACCGCTTCAGCCTTCGGCTCCTCCGCGTTCTTGCGGGGGCGGCCACGGCCGCGGGTCGCAGCCTTTTCGACGGCCGCCTCGGCAACTTCCGCCGCGGCGGTCTCAGCCTCTTCAGCCGCGGCGGCCCGGGCCAATGCAGCGGACTCCAACAGGAGATTGCGACCGGCTTGCAGATCGACCAGGCGCTCGAGCGAGTCGGCGATGCGTTCCAGGGTGTTTTCGATGCTCATGGGTTCCTCGAGTGGGAGACGCGCTCCCTTTGTGGTTGAAGTCAGATCCGTCCGGCAGCCTTGGCGGCCAGCTGGATGGAGACCAGAACGTGGGGGCGGTTGCTCTGATGCCACAGGTGGGCACTCGAGTCGTAGCGCGGGTGAAGAACCCACGCCTCGCCAAGATACGCCTTGGCGGCAGCGAGCTTTGCTTCCATGTCGATTGGCTCCGATGTCGAAATATCACAGGGAGAAGGACTCCCCTATCGGACCAGTGCAGAGCGCTCAACGACGAGGCAATCAGGGAGAGGAGACAGGGCAACCAACCTCGCCGGAGCGCTCTGCACTGGTCCGACGGATGTGAGTCTGCCTCACTCGCGGGGCTAGCGCAAGGCCCTGCGCCGAAAATTTTTACAGCACCAGTGCGGGTGCCCCCTTGTTAATCGCCGAAACTGTGCAAGAACAAAAAGCGCTCGGCAACGGGAGTCTTGCTCCCAGGTGCTGCGCCCGGTACGATGTGAGTTCTACTCACCCTCTCCTCTACCATGAAACCCTCTGAACTCCGCAACCTCATCCGCGCACTCGGCGGAGCCAAGGTGGTCGCCCGCGCTTGTGATGTCACGAGCCAGGCGGTGAGCCACTGGAAGTGCGTGCCGCCTGAGCATGTCGTCCGCATCGAAGAGATGGCGCGTCTGAAGCGTGTCCTGCGCTCCGACGGCACCCCCTACTCAGTCGCCGTGCTCCGCCCCGACATGGTTCGCGGCTTCGACCGGATCGAACCGGCCTCCCGCACCGCTGCTGCAACTCTGGTGGAAGCGGACTGATGGCACCTGAAAACGATTTGCGCAGAGTTTTGAAGGCGGTGCTCTGAAATGGACGAACGCTACCTCGAGCAGGCTGAGCGCCTGACCTCCGCGCTGGCCGAAGAAGAGCAGGACCGCATTCGACGCGAGCTTGCCCAGCCCGCGATCCCGCCCGACTGGGACGGCACCTGCCCGGATTGTGGCGCCGAGGTGCCCAAGGCGCGCGTCGTGGCCTCCGGTTCGATGCTTTGCGTGGATTGCAAGACCGAACAGGAAGCCCGGAGCCGTTTCACTCGAAGGTGAGTAGGGCGCCCCTCTGCCGCCGGGTGCTTCCTGCGCTTCGGCCTCGCGGCTTCAACGTGAAAGCGCTGCACGGAGAAAACCATGAAGCTCACTGACGAGCAGGAACGCGCGCTGATCCAGATCCAGGAGCTGCGCGAGGACGGGGCCAAGGAGATCCGGTTCGCCGGTCCGGCCGGCACCGGCAAGACGACGTTGATCCGCCAGCTGCTGGCGGATCTGCCCGGGGCCGACATCGAGGTGGTGACCCCGACGAACAAGGCGGCCAAGGTGCTGCGCTCGAAGGGGGTGCCGGCATCGACACTCTACTCGGTCTTCTTCACGCCTGAGGACGAGGCCGAGGGTCGCAAGTCGAGTGGCGGCCGGGTTCGCTTCCTGCCCAACTACCAGCTGTCGAACTTCAGCGAGGGCAAGCGCGACTTCGCCGACACGATCGTGCTCGATGAGGCTTCGATGCTCCAGACCTGGCTGCTGCAGCACCTGCGCCGGATGTGCAACACCCTCATCCTGGTGGGTGATCCGCACCAGCTGCCGCCGGTGAACGACCAGATCAACCCGGACGGCTACTTCGTGACGGCCCGGCCGCACGTCGAGCTCACCACCGTGATGCGGCAAGGGGAGGGCTCGCCCATCCTCGATCTGGCCACCCACATCCGCAACGGGCGCTTCCCGGACGCACTCGTGCGCAACTTGGCACCGCGCGACCAGTTCCACCAGTGGCTCGCCGCCGACAAGAAGATCATCGCCTTCACCAACGCGCACCGTCGGCAGATCAACCTGATCGCGCGGCGCGTGCTGGGCTTCGAGGGTGTGCTCCCGAAGCCGGGCGATCGGCTGGTGTGCAACGACAACCACGACAGCGCGATCCTCAACGGCACCGAGGTCGAGGTGATCCAGTTCGCCTGGAAGATGCCGGATCTGCTGGGCAAGCTGGTGTGCTCGGACGAAGAGGGCCGGACGCACACGCTCGACCTCAACATGGGCAAGTTCCTGTCCGACCTGCCGGAGGAGTCCTATCCGGTCGCCAAGATGGAACACATCGTCAAGGCCGGCAAGGTGCTGGATCAGGGCCTGTCGTTCTCCTACGGCTACTGCATCACCGCCCACAAGGCGCAGGGCAGCGAGTGGGACGACTGCTGTGTGGTCGATGAGCGCTTCGTGCTGGGCAAGGTGGATCCGTCGGGCAACACCGCGCGCCGCTGGATCTACACCGCCATCACCCGGGCGGCGAAGCGCCTGACCTTCGCCGATTACCGCTGGATCAAGAACGCGCAAGACGTGCGGAGGGCAGCATGATCAAACCGATCGAGACGCAATACAAAGGCTACCGGTTCCGCAGCCGCCTCGAGGCGCGCTGGGCGGTGTTCTTCGACACGCTAGGCGTCAAGTGGGAGTACGAGCCAGAGGGGTTCGACTTGGGCGAGGCAGGATGGTATCTGCCGGACTTCCGGGTGACCAGCCCGCAGGGGATGGTCACCTGGTACGAAGTGAAGCCGCAGGGAGTGACGTCTGACATGAAGTTCTCGGCGTTCAAGTGTGCAATCGATGCGCGAGCCGACACGACACAGGCGGCTCTACTCAGCGGAGACCCGACAGATGTACTGGGCGAAGAGCCTGAGACTCACGCGTGTCCCCGGTGCGGTAGTTTGGCTAGGTTGGGAAGTATTAGCTCCTTGCTATCGTTTGTGAGAGGCGACGGGGAAGACTCGGACGGTATGCCCCGCTGTGGCCCCCTTGAGGAGGTAGGCATCGCCTATGGGTGTTGGGCTTGTGACGTCAATACCCCCGTCGGAGGAGGCCACCCGCTTGAGATGGGTTTGGCGGGGCCGGTGCAACCCAACAAAGGTCTGGTGGAATTTTTCGACGTAGCTGGTTGGCGCAGCATGCTCCGTCAATCTGCGAATGCTGCTCGAGCTGTCCGCTTCGGTAAGGGAGGTCGTGGATGACCTTCACATCTCTCGGCCCGAAGCTGCTCGCGCAGGGCTTCGAACCCATCCCTGTCGCCGGCAAGGCGCCGGCCGTCGACCGCTGGTCAGACGTCACGCTGCACCGCGACCAAGTTGCAATCTGGGCGCGGAACGGGAAAGGCCACCTGAACGTCGGCCTGCGCACCGGCACCCTCGCCGCGGTGGATCTGGACCTCTACGACCCGGCGGTCGCCGCCCGGGTGTATGAGGCCTTCGTCGCGCGCTTCGGCGAGGCGCCATGCCGCATCGGCCGCGCGCCGAAGCGGCTGTTGGTGTATGCCGCGCTGGAGCCGCGCACGAAGATCAACTCGGCGTCCTGGATCCGGCCAAACCCGGAGGAGGGCGAGAAGGAAAACAAGGTCGAGGTGCTCGGCATCGGCCAGCAGTTCGTCGCCTATGGCATCCACCCGGACACCCACAAGCCCT